CCAGTACCTTTACCTTCTACTTCCCAACGCTTAAGCCAGTTATGCCAGGTGTATTTGACATCTTTACCACCACTGCCAATAGTGACGTAGCCACCATTAACATTATCCATCTCTCCGTATGGATCGTGGAAGATACCATGCTCCCCATCATCTCCAATAAGGAGCATCCAGTGACCGCCACCAACAGGATTAGATGCATGTCCCTTGTGGAGGATACCTGTAGCTACTGGATAACCAGCCTTGAGTTCGTTGAGTAGATCCTGCCTCGTACCTTTCTGGTAAAAGGTAGCAAACACACCGTATTGCTGACAGGCTTTAATTTGACTAGTGGAGAGAGTAGTGTCACCGTATTTGAGAACTGTTCTCAAGTAATCATCATCTGCATTACTACCCTTTAGGGCATCAGGTAGGAGATACTTGACGGCCATAGCACATGTAGAGCTAAAGCACATCCGATCTCCATGACCTGTTGCACTATCTGTCTGGGGGTAGTACTGCTTAACTTGCAGCAATACCATGACGATTACTTCCCTCTAAAGGTTCGACGGATACGCCGTACTGTGTCATCTTCAGTACGGATCTTACTAAAGTAAGCAGCAGCCATAGAGATGGCTTGAGTAACACTATTAGAGCGACGCTTCTTAGTCATACCGAGGTATTCAGAAGCAATGAATAGGATGAAAAAGGCAAGCGTTTCGTAAGACACTTTGATGCCTAGGATGGTAAACATTGGTTTAACAGTCAGTAGCGTCGGAGAACTCAGGTAGGGTCTTCAGGTGCTGGTAAGCTTGCTTGATGGGGTTGTCACCATTGATGTCATAACTAAATTCGATAAACTTGGCTTCAACGGACGAAACCTTGCTGCTGTCCGAATACACAATCAGGTGAGCGGTGCCACCTGTTTTTGTGACTGACGTGCTGGTGACTTGTCCATAAGCGGTAGGGTACACTGTCCCGTTGTTGAGAGTTACTGTACCTGATTGTGCATAAGAAGGGAGATCAGAGACTGGAAGAGTGATCTGAGACCCAGGAGTTGTGGAATACGAGTATTGAATAGCCATTTTCTTAAGAAATACGTGGGATCATAATGTCATTACGGGTGGTGCCAGTGTTAAGACACTCAAAGCTCCATTGGAAGGCGGATGAGATTTGCGTAGCAGGTGTTAGGCCGGCAAACGTAATTGCTACTGTGGCGCTAGTAGAGCTAGCAGCACTAGAGGCAAGTGTGGCAGTCACCCCTGCCCCGCCAAGTATTGTAATTGCGCTAATGGTGGCGATGTCGACTCCAATAACGTCAATACCTACTGAATAAAAAGTAAGGCGATAAATGCCTTGGTGGCACCTGGGGAACCCGCCAGCTTCTAATGCGAAAAGATTTGTCTTCAAAATGCCAGTGAGCATATTTATATTGCCCAGCCCCCCGTCTGTTGCCGTCTTGGTAACTGTTATCAAGTTCCTTGTAAGGTTTGGACACGGGTACACTGGCGAGACGATATTGTATGCAGACCTAGTGGCAGTCAGGTAAGTAGTATTATCCTTGTTGCCAAGCATCTTTGTTGGGTCACCAATAGAGTTATTGATACCGGTAACTAGCATCTTTGAGGAACCATCACTTGGCACCTCTCCCCACCTATTGCTACCAAATTGAACAATTCCATCACTATCAAAGGTGTATTTTTGCCAGGCACCGCTGTAGTTTGCGCCAGTAAAATGACACCCATCAAACCTTACGGAATTAAAGGAGCCAGTCTCTTGAAGTAGAATTGAGTTGGTCGATTCAAAGTAGCAGCCGTTAAAGTTCAGGGATTTTGCTTGATGCACTTTAATGGTCGGCTTACCAAAAACGCCGCCAGCTTCAAATCGGCAGCTAATGAAGTTGTTTACTTCTGAAACGTAAAGATCAACGCAGGCTTCTGTATTACCAAGGAATCCACAGTTAATAAATGTGTTTGCATTAGATGTGGCAGCAGGAACCCTTACTCCATACTTGCTGGTGTCAAAATTGCAGTTGGTAAACGTGCTGGTTTGCAGTAGCTTGTTGCAATAAAAACTGGCCTCTGTGTGACTAAAGAAACTGACGTTTTCGAATCTAAGACCAGCAACTTCTGAGGTGACGTCAATCTTGATCCCGTAGGTTCCATACAAAAACGACAAGTTTTCGATAGCTGCAAAGATCAGCGATCCCGGATTTTTATTAACCACATGTGGTGCATTAAGAGGAGCACCTTGGTTAGTTATCCAACAGCCTTCCTTGGTTTCTCCGCGAAGGGTCACAAAGTTTGGCAGTTGGAGAGAGGCACTGATTCGATAAAGACCGCGAGGGAAAAGGACTACTCCTCTATATGCTGTCTCCGCCGCATCAATGGCAGCTTGGATAGCGGCTGTATCATCAGTGCTATTATCTCCCTTCGCCCCAAAGTCTTTAACATTCACCACATCTTGCAGCTTTGATTCAACGGTGCGCTGCACAGCACCAGTACCAGCCTGGATGAAACCTCCACCCAGGTCGGCTAAGTCACGTGTTTTTGTCATTACTAGATACTGTTGTTTGAATGTACTTCGATGATATCCCCAACTGTAAGTGCAGGAGTTATCGTAATTTGTGTGCCAGTCGATACAGTTGTGTAGTCAACGCCACGAATCTGCAACACACCGTTAATAAAGACTTGCTCTCGATTAACAGTATAGCTCAACACACTGTTGCTGATAGACCCTGTACCTGTAAGCACTGTTTGTCCAGAAGTAGCAGTATGTGCCCAACGGGAATAGTTATAAGAGGCAGCTGGATTAGCAGCGAGGTAATTAACACACCTTACTTGGACAACATCTCCAGCAGTAAGTCCCACAAGAAATGTAATTGTGTTACCGTTAGAAGCAGTGTAGTCATTGTTACGCTGCTGAAGAGCACCATTAAGATAGACCTGCTCTTTTCCGGATTGGTATTCAAGAACAGTTCCAGATGTTCCAAGTACAGTTTCACCACCAACAGCAGTATAAGACCAGTTAGTATAGCCAGGAGGACCTGATGCACCGACTTTGGTATCTACATATAACTTATTGGCAGCATCGGTATCAACAGTAGGATTACTTTGGAGGTTAACGATCTTATAACCTCCCATATTGAGGTCACCAACCATAGGGTTAGAACCGTCAATACTGACAGCGTTATTGTTGATTTCCTGGGTTACATAAAGGTTCTGAGTGAAGTTATCATTCAGGTCCTTGGCTCGGATAGCGGAACCAGAGGAGAAGACAGCAGACAAAGCATCATCATCAGTATCTCGAAAGATACGAATAGAGGCTCCATTAGCAGGAGCATTACCTGCAGTGAACAGAACCTGACCACCGGTCTTTGTCGTATAGTTAAGGCTCTGTAGGTTATAGTGAGTACCAGCTGTTTTCAGTACACCACCAACACTAACCTTAATATCAGTAGATTCAAGCCATTTAAAGGTAAAAGAAAAGGGTCCTAAGTTGGACCCATTACCAGTGAATGTATTTTGTGTAGTTGCCATTTAGGGTTATCGGTACATTTGGGTTAGTCGCTCAATCTCTGCTTTACGACGATCAGCAGCTCTGGCAGCATCATCAATACGACCCTGTTTCATAAGGTTCTTATTGGTCAGGGATTCTTGAATGGAACGCCACATCGGTTCATTCTCTTGCTGCATACGCATCTCAGCAGCCTTTTGGGCTTGAGACATGATATCATTCATCACTGAATAGACTTCACTTTGAGCTGCTTGGATTTCTTCAGATGGACGACCTTGAACACGCATAGCACGAATACGATCTAGTTGATCGTTGTACTTTTTGTTCTTGCTAAGCTTATCGAATTCCTTCCACAGTTGTTGCTCACCGATGTACTTATACAGTACTTCACGTTCCTGTGGAGTGTATTCGTGGTTACCAGAGGAGTCCTTACGAATCATTTGGATACCATCCCAACCACTATCAATCAACCACTGACGCCAAGGTTCAGTACCTTCACTGATCTTAACTGGGTTAACAGCATTCAGTGAGCGAAGTACAGGATTGTCAATATCATTAAGCGGTTTGCCAGTATAAATATCAATCTGTTCAGGTAGCTGACTGGAGAAGCCAGGCAATCTGTTTTTAACATAACCTACAAGGTCATTGTAAATATCCTTTTGGGAACTAGTGATGGCACTAT